CACCATATAAAATATTTTCGGTGCGGTGAAGCGTACTTTTTAATATATAGAATTCTTTCGTGAGTCATAACTTTTTTGTTATTTATCGATATTCCGGATTCGATATATTATACCACGTTTGAGTGCAGGCCGGTGCATACTATATAATTTTCTTTTTAACAATTTTAAATTTTTATTGCTCTATCCTAGTTTTCTTAGTTACTCTCTTTTTATACTTCTTCTTAGAACTAGTAATGCTTTTATTTTAAATTTTTATTATTTAAATTTTCTTTTTTCTTTTATTATACTAACCTTTTCTTTCATTGATAGTTTATGTGATTTTTAACTTACAAATAAAAACACCTTATTGAATTTTTAACGTTTTTAAAACGCCTTCTTTTCTCTAGTTTATATAGGCGGCGAAGTATTCTTTCAATATGTTTAAATATAGATAATGGATGTGTATTTATACCACGCATACCATGAATTTTTAGCGTATAACAGATAATATAAATAAAACTCCTCTTTCTACGGGTAATTTGGACAGCCCAGCGAAAGATACATCATCTATGTCCAATCAATCAGTTACTCCTCTCACGAACATGAGTAACATGGTAGCTGAACCTGCCCAAGGTTCAGTAACTGACACCCAACTTAGTTCTGATAAATTTGGTGTCAATGTCGTGACTCGTCCTATGGGTTCTCACAGTCAACGTGTAGGAGCAGTGTCTTTGCAAGACAATGCTATTATTAGAGAACCTCTCTGGGATATAACCAAATGGGTTGAGAGACCTCAAGTTATTGATTCTAATAGTTGGACTACTTCTTTTCCTACTGGTTCTATTCTTGCTTCTTTTGATATTCCAGCTGGTCTTTTAGTTAACAAATTCTTGAAAGCTCCCTTTACTTCATTTAAATATTGGAGAGGTGACATTGAGTTACACCTCCAGACTTCAGGTACTCCGTTCCACCAGGGTACTATTATTATGGCTTATTTACCGAATATTCGTGTTGGTTCTGCTTTGTATACTGATATAGTCAAAAACTTTTCTGCTCTTACTTCTATTCAACATGTTATTTTGCACGCAAATACTTCTACGAGTGCTTGTATGTCTATTCCTTTTATTAATCCAAATGTTTATATTGATATTGATGATTCTTCAAGTCAACATACTAACTCCACAGGTTCAATTGTTATTGTAGTATTTAATCCTTTGGATGCGGCGTCAGGTGCGTCTACTGCCATTAATGTATCATTAGTTGCGCAATTGCGTAATAGTCAGTTTAAGGTTCCTCGTTATCAAGCCGAGGGTTTGATAGAGCAAGTTTTTGGTACTTCGGGCGGTAAATTTATTCAGCGTATGTTGCCAAAGAACATAATCGCTGATAGTATAGATATGGCATTAGGACTTTTTGGACTAGATAGGCCTACTTCTATAGAGCGAATGGCACCGATGAAAATGATTGGTACCAATTACATGAATAGTTCAGTAGATATTGATTATATAGATAAACTTACTCTTTTTCCTTCTGAAATGCAAGAAACTTCACCTGCCACTTTTGGTGTTGCAGATGATGAAATGGCAATTGATTCTTTGAAACGTAGATTTACTTATGTTGGTTCTTTTAACCAAACTCTTACTGATACTCCTGGAACCGCTCTTGCTTCTGTTCCTCTATCTCCTATGGTTGTTCCTCTTTTGACAACTACTTCAGCTGTTGCTCCATTTTTGCCGTTTGAAAATAAAATTCCTTTGCTTGAATATATTTCACTTCCTTTCAAATACTGGAAGGGTGGTCTTTCATTTAAAATTCAAGTTGTTGCTACTTCTTTTCATAATACACGTATTTTTGCTGCTATTCGCTATGGTGAGACTGGTGCCACACCGAGTGGTATTAGTTTAGCTCAAGCCACTAATCAATATGGATTTGCTTTTGAAGTTAATCAAGGTTCTTCTGAATTTGAATTTACAGTTCCTTACGTTGCTAAACGTCATCAACTTTTAGTTCCCGGATTAGCCGGAGCTTCTGCTTATAATAATGACAATTGTATGGGTACTCTTTCAATTTATGTACTCAATGAATTGGCTGTTTCAAATAATGTTTCTTCCACTATAACTTATAATCTTTTTATTGCTGGTGCATCTGATTTTTCTTTAAATACTCTTTCACATGATAATTGTGCTGTTTATCCGATCCTTTCTAATGGCGGTACTTTTGCCGCTGAGTCTCTTTTTAGCGATCCTACTGCTGTTCAAATGCAGGAGGATGTAAATATTTTGTCTCCTTCTTCGTCTTTAAATTTCCGTACTGACGTAAATGACAAATCAGTCGTTTCGTTGGCGGAAACTCTCAAGAAATATACCTTAGTTTATACTGGTGTGTTTGACACGTCAACAGATGAAAAATATCAAAATTTTTCTATCGCTACTTTATTTCGTGATCCTGTTGTTAGTATGACGACTATCTGTCCTACTCGCTATAATCATTTCTTAAATATTAGTGCTATGTATCAAGCTATTCGTGGACCTATGCGTTTTAAAATTGTTTTGAGAAGCAATACACCAACTGCTTCAGCGCGCGTTTATTATGTTCCTCCTTTTACAAATAATACAAATTATGTTACTACTATTGGTGAAATAGTTTCTGGACTTTCTCCTGATACTACTGTCATTAACCGTACAAGACCTAATTTGCAATTTAATGTTTTAAATTCAACTCAGAAAACAGCTGAGATTGAGATTCCTTATTCCACTTCTATGAATTATACTATTATGGCTTCAAATTCTTTTCCTAATACAATTCACAACTTATATGGAGCTATAATTATTGCCTTTGATAAAAATACTTTTTCTACAGTCGAGAATTATTTTGATATTTATGTTGCTTTTGGAGATGAAACTAAATTTGGTGTGTTTTGTGGTCCCCCACGAGTAAAGGTTTCACCCGCTCTTGCTGCTCCCACTGCTTTGGATACTTCTAGTTGTTGGTCAAATGTGCGTTCTCTTTCTTATAACTTAACTCAACTTTAATTTAATAAAATAAAATACAAAAATCAAAAATATTTATTTCTTTATTTTTATTATATATATATTTATGGCATAATCAAATTTTTACGTAAACAGTAGCGTGCGTGGGATGGGTCGTACGCTCAGTACGATTGAACCGGAAGCAAAAACGTCTCGCGGAACGATTCTTCGGAATTGTGGGAAAAATTTGATAGTTGCAGAATCTCAACAGGGTGTATATGTGATTGGCCTGACGAGTAAATTTTATTTTCGTATATTGTAATCTTTTTATTGATGTATGGCAAGGGGGGTGGTTGTGTGCTCTTTAGTAGCGCTTCGGCAAAGCACAAACATAATCCTACCAGCATTTTATATTTTGATGAACGGTTTAACCTGTTATTTGCGGTTGTCAGTGGGTGCTTTGCATAATTCCTACGAGTCGCGAGAATAACAAGCTTTATACAGAAATATTTTTGAAAGTGAATAATCACTGCGTTTTGACGGTGCACGTGCTACAGCATTTTGTAAGTTAAGATCATAAATGTTGGACGCGTGATGTGAACGGGGGAAGATGCCCGTGACTGCTACAGAGTAGCATCGCAATGACAAATGTTCCATGCGAAATAAACCTAATTTTCAAAATTTTGGATATACCTTGAGCAAGTGTATCTGTACAAATCTAATTCAATTTCATAATCTTAATATAAATTTTAAATTATAAATTTTAAATCATAATCAAATATGTCTAACATAAATCATTTTCTTTTAATTCATAAAAATTTAGTTAAGGTGGACCATTTCACTGAAGAGATGAAGGTGCAGTTTGGTGCCAGGGTACATTCTTTTGATGATGGTCATGTTAAGGTACTTTCTCCTCTTAAGAGCGAAAAGGTTTCGTTGTGTGTATATGCAAATATACATAAGATGAAACCTGTGCGCGATCGAGATAGGAAGGTGCGTTATTATGACTACCAGCCAGAGGGATTTTTCACTGGTGTTAAGGATTTTATTAGTTCAGTGTCTGAGGTGCCTAGAAACATCAATGACGCCTTGGCTCTGGCTATAGGACTTTTGACTAAAGTTAATTCATATGTAGATTTTACTGAACAGGCTATTAGTTATGCCCAGCTTTCTTTAGATTTTATTTTATTGTTGAACTCTTTATCTGATATTCGTAGTAAGGTTGCCGCTTTTAAAGCGTGTGGTCTTACTCTTTCTACTTCATTATTTTTTGTTTCTCTTTTTGTTTCTTCTTACAAATTTGTGAATCATTTGATGTCTATTACTTTTCCATCACGTATTGTTCCTTCTCTTGGTGAATTAACTGGTGCTTTTGCTAGTGCTTTTACTAGTGTTAAGGCAAAGATTAGTTCATTTAGAGGAGAATCTGCAATAACAAATTTGATGTTTGTTTCTATTTTGGAGAATATTTTACCATCTTCAATGCGGAAGCTGATTACCAAGATGCCCTTTTACACAAAGGAGAAGTTGCTTGATGAGTCAAATTTAGTCGAGTCTACATTAATGTGGATTATTGATTTGCCTTATCAAATAGCAAAATCTATTGGTGCTCCGGATTCTTTATTGCAGATGTTGGAATACGTTTCCCAATGCATACCTTGTTCAAAATCTTGTTATTATAAAAATAAATTAAGTTCTTATTTACATCAAATTACTGAAAACAAAAATTTAGTTTACAGACCAGAGTTTCAAAATGAATATGAGACATTTTTCAAGCAATTAAATGCTTGGAAAGCTGAATTATTACTTGATGTGGGTAGACTTCCTTATGGATTTAAGGATGTTTACGATCGTGGTTGTAAGGTTTATAAAAAGATCTTATATAGTAAAGATACTACTCGTGTAGAACCTTTATTTTGTGTTTTTTATGGTCCTCCCGGTACTGGTAAGACTACTCTTATGCTTCAGCTCGTTGAGTCATTAAAGACTCATAATTCAGTTTACTCTCATGTTTCTCACGGTGCGGAGAAGGATTTTTATGATCAATATGACGGAGAGGATGTTTTAATGGTAGACGATATAGGGCAAAAAGGAGTGCATCAGTGGGCCGATATGATAAATATGGTTTCCACTGCTCAATGCACTCTTAATTGCGCTATGGCGGAAAATAAGGACTTGAAGCGTTTTACTTCAAGACTTATTTTAGCTACTACTAATAACATTCATCTGCGTATTACTCCTATAGATCCTATTTCCGATGTTGAAGCTTTATACCGTAGGGTTACTTTATTTGATTTTTCTTCAGTCTCTTTTATTAATGGTGAATTTACTGGCGACATTCATATATCTCGTAGAGAAGTAGGGGTTAGAACTCCTACTTGGTTGCCCATCTTATCTTTACCTGCTGCAAATTCTCACCGAAGTATTCTTAATTTTATTGTAGATGAGGTTAAACGTAAGGGTAGGATTGTTCCTACTGCTAACATGCCTCTATTTGAAGTTCCGTATATTGGAGAAACTAAATTTATTCCTAGTAGAGTAGAGTTTTCTGATATGTTGAGTGCTCTTAGTGATTTTGTTGCCACGCGTTCTACTATGACGTGGTTTGTTGTTGCTGCTACTTTTCTTATTTTTTCGTATTTTTTGTTAACCAAAATAGGCGAACCTGATTATGAGAACATTGGTGCTAAGTATGATCCAAAAACTGGTATCATGACTTCTTATACAGGTAAGAAATTTTATGTTGAGAAGCCGAATCAGAAAGAGGGAGAGAAACCAAAGTATTATTCTTCACTTGTTAAAGCTCAACCTGAGATTAATAAGTGGCGTGGAGAGGTTGATTTAAATTTATTTTTAGAAACTCCCACTCCTCCTAATAATACTTTGGCTTCTATTTCTCGAAATAGTGTCGTTGTTCAAATGGTTTTTCCTGATTTTAATTGTTTTTCTACAGCTATGTTTTCAGGTAGATATTTTACCGTAGTTAGACATAACTTTCGTGATATGTCTCAACCCTTTTTTATCAAAGTTTTTAATAAAAACAGTAATATTTGTTATGATATGGTTAAAGCTGTTGTTGTTTATTCTAATGATGCTGATGATATTGCAATTTGTAAATTGGATGATTGTGTTCCTGTCTTTTTTAGACATGTTCCACTTGTGGCAAAATCGGAAAATACGAAAGGTTTTCTGATGACTCCTCAGGCTTGTTTGCCTATAGGAAATATTAGAAAGTCGGATATATTTTCTGGTTACACCACCATGACTTTTGAAAATGCTATATTACCACATGATTTATTATATGATTTTCATGGAAATGGATATTGTGGCTCTTGGTACGTTAATGGAGATGGTTTGTTGATAGGACACCATGTTGCGGGTAGTTCCTCAGATGGAACTGGAATTACTAAGGTTTTTTCAGTTAATACTATGAATAGATTATTTCAGTTACTTTCTACCAAGGCCCCTATTATCCCTTTGCGTGAAAATGAACAGTTTGGAAATGCAGGTGCTGTTGTTGATCTTGATGTAAATATTCATAACTCAAAACATTCTACATTGTCTCCTTCCCTTGTTCAGGGCATATTTCCGGAAGAACGAAAACCCGCTAATATGTTTGCACTTGGAAAGGACACAGTTAAGGAATTAATGAAGCCATCTCTTAATGTTACTCCAACTCCAAATTTAGTTGCTGCTCGATGGGCTCAAGATTTTATGCGTAAGAATTGTATCCCCAAATTTTCGAAAGTTTCGATGCTTGAAGCTTTGGAAGGATATAAGGATATGCATAAACTTGACCCAAAGACCAGTGCTGGATTTGGATTTGTAGGGACAAAGGGGGATCATATTTCAAATGGAGAAATGAGTACCTTTTTAACTAATAGGATCAATAAATTTTTTGTAGATGTAGAAAAAGATAATTACATTTTTGATAATTATCATAAAGCTTGTCCTAAAGATGAGCTTAGAAATCTTAATAAAGTAGATAAACCTCGCATTTTTTGTGCTGCTCCCCTAGACATTGTAGTGTTGCAGCGTTTGTTTTTCTCAGAATTTTTAGTTAATTTGCATAATGATTTAAAGTGGCAATCAGGTGTGATGGTAGGTATCAATCCTTTTTCTAAGGATTGGGAGGATTTATTGTCATTTGTTACTTTAAATGGAGACAATTGCTTTGGAGGTGATGTGTCCGCTTGGGATAAGAGTATGAATCCCGTATTTCAACAAATGTTGAATGAAATCATACTCGAAAAATACGAAGGTAGTGATGTAGATAAGTTGTACGTTAAGATGTTGTTACAATTATTGGTTACTACCCCTCATGTTAATACTGACGTAGCGTATATCGATACACATTCATTAGCTTCTGGAGTAGTTTTAACTGCTGATTATAATTCTTTAGTCAATAAATTTCTTAGTTTATATACTTTTTATATTTTATATTATGAGGAATATGGACGAGCTCCCACGTTTGAAAAGTACACTCGCAACGTTCAATTTGTTGCTTATGGCGATGATTCTCTCGTTGGTGTTAGCAAGGATGTTCTTTTTTATAAACCTAGCAATATTGCAAGAGTATATCGTTCCCTTGGTATGGACTTTACTCCCGAAGATAAGGGAGAATGGACTCAAGAGTTTAGATCTATTTTTAATTGCTCGTTTTTAAAAAGAACATTCCGTGTTCACCCCAATTTGGGAATTGTCGCTCCACTTGATTCAGTTTCCATGTGTTCAACTTTAAATTATATTAAAGATGAATTCAGGGATCGTGAATTAACAATTGTGAAGTTGTTAAATTTTCAACGTGAGGCTTTTTTACATGTCTCATATCAACAATATCTTAAACATGTACAAGATTATTTAAAGGACCAATGTCCTAAATTAAATAAGCTTGTACAATTCCATAGTGAGGAATATCTTCTCACTTTGTACAATTCTGGTGAGTTTCATGACTTATTAGAATTACACTGAATATATTTTTTTATTTACT